GTCTTAGACACACCTGTTGATTTAAATGATCACTTAATGGATGCACTAAGATATGCTGTTGAAAGATTATCCAGGAATATAAAAAAGATTGGGGCTGGAAAGATTTAATTAAATATATAAAATAGAAAAAACTTGAAAAAACATGGAAAGAAAATCTGCTCAAATATTTGAAAATTGTAAATTTGAAGAAGTAAATAATATGGGAACAATAGGTCCTGGTCAAAAAAGAGTTCCTCCTGCTGTTGTTATGAGAGCTGATAAAAAACTTGATTCAAAAAAGGTTCCAACAAAAGAGGAACAAGTGTTATCTGTTCAAGGTCAATTAGATAATTTAATTGCAGGGTTTCAATACTTTGGTATTCAATTCAAATATGCTCAAGACATTTATTCTGAAACAACTTTAACAATCCATCAAGAAAAAGCTAAGTGTAAAAAAGCTTATAATGATAATACCTTTTTGCAAAAAGCAGTCAATGGATTCTTAAATATTATTATGGGTGCAGATCCTCATATACAATCTAAGGATGAAACATTTACAGCTTATGCATCTAAGTGGCTTTTCTTTTCAAGTTATTTAAAAGAAATTCGAAGTGGAATTAAACAGGCCTTAATTGCAGGGGATGGTTATGTTAGAAAAATTAAGGGAGATAAAGGTTCTTTCAAATATATTAATATTGAAGATTCAGAAGATATGTATGTTGATTGGAATTATCAAGAAAACAGGCCGGATAGATATATTAAGAGGGTCTATTATACTGAAGCTGCTTCAAAAAAGATAAGCAGTGAAATAAAAGTGTTTACATTACAGACCCCTCTTGGAACTGAAACAATTAATGGAATTGAATATCCTGCAAATGAAATAATCCATTTAAAATTCTTAGAAAATGTTTGGGGTGTCTATGGAAGAAGTCCTATTGCAAGTGCTCTTGATGATGTAGATATTTTAAATCAGATGGAAAGAAGTGCTGCAGTAATTGCAAGGTATAAAGCTGTTCCTAAAAAATTATTATTCCCAAAAACAAATAAGGAAGATGAAATAATGTCTGATAAAGAACTTGGGCCAATCAAAGAAGTTCTAAAACAAATGAAAGATTTTGAAACTCCAATGGTGGGAACACAATTTGATTCATTAAATTTAACTGATGGTGGCCAAGCATTAGATCTAACTCCATATTTTGATTATTTCAAAAGAAAGATTTCAATTGTAATGAGCCCAGAATTTGTTGTGCATGGAGAATTAGTTAATAGATCTACAAGTGTTGAACAAAAACAAATGTTCTTCCTGGATGTGTGTTCTGTTAGATCTGAATTTGATGGGATTGTTCAAGCAACAACACAAGAAGGCCTTATTGCAAGTCTAAATGCTTTAGAAGATAAAGGTGTTAAAGTTCCAAAGGTAAGCTTTGAATTTGTATGGGGGGAATATGATGTTGAACTTAGGGAAGGAAAAACAATTAGGATCCAAAAAGAATGGAATGATGGAATGATAACTTTAAATGAATATAGAGCACAAATGAAATATTCACTTGATGAAGATTTTGGGGAAGGATATAAATGGGAATTAACAAGTTCTCCTGAAGCAGAGTTAGGAGAAAAATTAAAACAAATTGCTAAAGATGAAAAATTACAATAAAGATGATATGCAAAACAAAGAGGGAATTTATAACAAGGAAGTTTCCAAAGAGGATGGAAGCAAAGCCGAGAGCGAGGACAAAGATAAACAAGCGTAAATATTACGGTGTTAAAAAAAATATTAGGGAATATAAAAAAGTTATTTCTTCTCACTTCAATAATGTGCCTTTGCTTAAAAAGATTCTAAAGGGGCCTGAAACATTGATTGTAAAAATGAATGATTATTTCTTTAAGATAAGTTCAGACTATACAGAAATACTTACAGATGCTCGAGCTTTATTAGGGGATAGTTTTGAAAAAGGATCTAAAAGAGTTCTTGATAATTCAGGAGATACAATAAAACTTGATGAGCCAGTTGATCAAGCTGCAGTGGATGTATTGACAACCCAACAAACAGTTTATTATGATAATTTAACACAAGCAGAAAGTAAAAAGACAAATCAAATAATTGCAAAGGGCCTGGAAGATGGAGAAACAGATGAAGTTATTTCTGAAGAGATTGAAAAATCAATTAAAAATATTTCAAATAAAAGAGCTCTTAGAATTGCCCGGACAGAGATTGTTAAAAGTCATACAATAGCTCAAACAGAAACAATGAGCCAGGCAGGAATTGAAACTTATAATTATATCACTTCGAATGATAAAAAGGTTTCAAATATTTGTCGAAAGAATCAAGGTCCTAAAGGCCGGGAAAAGATTTATAGAACAGATCAAGCAGGAACGGTTGAAAATCCTCTCCCCGTCGTGAACTCTCATCCTAATTGCAGATGCACCACTGTTGCATATATTAAACCTTAAGCTCGTCCTTTATATATTGGAGAATATTATTATTATTGTCTTGTTCCTGGCCTTCTTCAGAGGGCCAGACATATTTCTTAAACCATAGAAAGTTTTATAAATAGCTATACATATAAATATGTATGAGCGTTTATCCAAATTTTGAGGTTGGGCACATAGTTGTTAATTCTGATTCTTATGTTGGGAAGGTTGTTAAGGTTAATCAAAAGACTGTCAAAATAAAAATAATAAAAGCAGGAAAAATAAAAGAAGAAAATTGGGATAAAAATTGTGTAAGATTTGCTGAAGATTATGAAGAAAAAGATTATAATAATGATTTTGAAGAAGTGAATAAAGTTTATGGAACAAGCCCACTTGCAAGCTTTGAAGAAAACCCTTTAGGTTATGCATTGAGTGAACAGGTTAAATCAATTTTATTTCTAAAGTGCAAAAAGGAAGAACAAGCAATTATTAAATTTATTCAAAACAATGTAATGATGCATAGAAAAGAAGGAGAAGATGGACCTCATTTTGAAGTAGAATATAATCATCCAAAAGGAACTTTTATGTGGGCCGTTGAACAAATGAAACAAGGTAATAAAGTTAGTAGAAAATTATGGGAAGGTAATTATATTTGCAGGTCAAAAAAAACTATTAATTTGATAATCTATAAAGATAAAAATTTATTTATGACTGGAATATGTGATATTGAAGCAACTGATTGGGAAATTTTTGAAGAGGATATTACATTTTTTAGAGGAGAACCTCAAGGAGATCCAATATTAGAATTAAGAAAAAATGGAACACTTTTTATTAAAGGAAAATTAGTGGATGTTGATAAAGATGTTGTTGAATATATGAGAAAAATATTATCAGAAACATTATACACCAATAAATAGGTTATAATTAATTCCGTTAAATCTAAAAACATATAATTACCTATTATCTTATGTACTATGAATTATTAAAAGAGATGATTAGTGATATTTCTAAAAAGGATAAGATTGATGGTGTCACACTTAAAAATAATTACATTGAAAAGTATGGTGGGGGTTCAATTATAAACATGAACAAGGCCTTAGAAAAATTAAGAAAGAATAAAAAGGTTAATTTTGAAAGCTCAGGTGTGAAAATATTTTATTGGAAAAAATAAATAAATATATAAAACACTTTTATCCTAATTCTTTCATGGTTAAGAATAAACAAGTTCTATTGAGGCATACAGAAGAATTTAAAATAGAAAAAATTGAAGGTGCTGATGGAAAACAAGAAGTTATTATTTCTGGAAATGCACAACCTCTTAATGTGATGTCAAGAAACAAAGTTTTTTACAGACCTGAATCTGTTAAAAAAGCTTATAAGAGTTTGCAAGGTGTTGCATTTTTGAATAATCATGATACTAATAAACCTCTTGGCCATGTTCAAGAAGTTGGTTTAACTGATAGTCATGTTACTTACAAAGCAAATGTAGATCCTGAAGAAAAAGATTATATTAGAAAATCAGAGAGAGGAGATATAAGACATGTTTCTGTTGGCTGCATGGTTTCTAATTTTGAATATAGTGAAGAGGAAGGATATGTTACTGTCGATGTCGATGAATATGTTGAATTAAGTGCAGTTCCTGTTCCAGGATTTGTTGATACTTCTGCAGAAAGAGAAGGCTTGGGAGAAGTGATGTTTTTAGCTGAAGAGTTTGGAGATAAAGGAGCTCTTGAAAAAATCAAAGCAAAAACAGAAGAAGAAAAAGCTAAGACTGAAGAAGATAAGAAAAAAGAAAATCCAAAAGATGATCCTGATTATGACGGAGATAAAGATGAAGATGAAACTGACGACGACGATAAAGATAAGGACAAGGAAGCTGATGATGATTCTGAAGATGATGACAAGGATAATGATAAAGACAAAGAAGGGGATGATGAAGATGATGACAAAGACAAAGACAAAGATAAAGATAAAGAAAAAGATAAAGATCCTGATGAAGAAGAAACTGATGACAGCGACGACAAAGATAAAGATGATAAAGATAAAGAAAATTTAAAAGAAGATGCAGGTGCAGGAGCAGGTGGAGAAGAAGAAACTGCAGAAGAAAAATTATCAAAAGCTATGGTTCAAATTGAAGAATTATTTTCTGAAAGTGAAGAGATTAAAAATAGACTTGCAATTCTTGAATCTAAAGTTGATGCATTAAATGATTCTGAAGATGAAGATGCTGATGCAGATACTGAAGAAGGAAAAGATATTGCTCCAAATAAAGATGAAAAGTTTAAGGATACTCATAAACATGTTGAGAGATCTAAAGAAGAACAAGAAGCAAAAGAAAAAGCTTTAACTGGTAAAAAAACAAAAACTATTGAAGGCAATAAAGATGCTGTCGATCTCAATAAAACAAGATTTAATAATAGTTCATATTAATTAAATTGTAGGAGGTTAAAATACAAAAAAAAATGATACAAAAGTGTGAATTTTTAAATAAAGAATTAAGAGTTAATGGGAATGAAGATTTTCAAAATATGCCATTTGCAGGAAATGGGTCTGAATTAGTTGAAAAACTTGGAAGACAACTTCTTGAATGTAATGTTGAATTGGCTAAAAATGAATCTTGGTTATCTCATGCTCATAAAAAGAAATCCCAAAACTTCTTTAAAAATACAATTGGTATGGAAATGCCAACTGCAGAAGAAATGGATTCTATGAGTACAGAAGATCTAACCTTCCCTGCTAATCCAGCCCTTTATACTACTGTTGTTAGAAATATTGTTGAGAGAGCTTTCAGGCCAACTTTGGTTATGAATGAAGTGATCAAAACAATTACTGTTAACGCAAAAGGTATGAAGACTTTACAATTTCCTATTTCAACTTTAAGAACTGCTGTCGCTTTGCCAGCTTCTGGTGTTCTGCCAGATCCTACAAATGACGATTATGAGGAAGCAGAAATTGATTTAGTATGGATATACGCTTATGAAGTTATAACAATTCAACTTATTCAACAAGGTATTATAGATATTGTTCAAGATCAGATGTTTGAACTTGGAGATGCTCTGGCAAGAAAAGTAGATAGTGATATTGTCACTGCTATTGAAACTGCTACACCAGATACAGATGCAAATTCAAATTATAATCTTCTTGCAGGTACCATGACTTATGATGGCCTGATAGATGGAATTATGGACTGTATTGCAAATAATGCCCTTCCAGATGCCGTTGTTACAAATCCTTTAACATGGGGTAATTTCTTAAAAGACAGTGATGTAGTTACTGCTTTAGGATATAATTCCGTCGATAAAGGAAGTGTATTCCCAAGAATCCAAGACTTTTTAGGATTGAAGATTACATTGACAACACAAGCAAGTGCAAACAATTTGTATATCATAGATACACAAAGATGTAAGTACCTGGTAGAAGGATCTGCAATTCAAATGTTAGACGGAAGAAAATCCGGAACAGTGAATTGGGAGATTATTGGATTAAAGTTGTACGGTGTGAAGGTTATCCAATCTGAAGCCGTTTATAGAGTTGTTGAAACTCCAAGTTCTTAATTGTAATTTAATTTATTTTTATTTTTTTTATTTCTCTTTTTCTTTTAGAAAGTTTTAAATATAGTTTTACATAATTATATGTATGAAGATTATTACTATGGCCACAGAATCTTATATCAATTGGCTTTATCATTTCTTATCGTCGGTAAAAGGAGATGTTGTTGTTTATAGGATTAATTTTTCTGATAAAACTAAAAGAATAATTGAACAAGAATTTCCAAATGTGATTTTTAGAGATTATGAAACAGATCTTAAATTACATGAAAAATGGAATCCACTTGGGAAAGTTTTCAAGGTCACATATCTTAAAGGCCTATTTTGTAAACATGCTTTTGAAGAGTTCCAGGAGAAAATATTGTGGAGTGATTGTACTGAATTAATTTTAGGAGATCTAAATGATTTTGAAGATAAGTTTGGGCCCAATGGATTTAGAATAAATAGAGGGGGAACTCGAGATAATAAAAAAACCTTTGCTGCATTATTTGGATTATATGGAAAAAGAGAAACTCAAAAGTTTTATGAATTATGCACAGAGAATAAAGATGAATGGTTTAGTGATCAAGTTGCTTTAGGAAAATTAGATTTAAAAGAGATCTCTCAAGGAGATTGGATAAGTTTTGATTATGATGAAAATGCAAAGTCCTGGTCTGATAGAGGAGAAACAGGGGGTGGTAAAATAACTGTTTCTGATTATGGATTTACCGAAGATAAATATATTGATAAGATTAATGGGATTAATATTATTAATAATATTCATAATATAAATATTATTTCTTATCGAGAGAGATTTGAAAAGTTCATGCAGAAATTAAAGGTCCCAACAATTCTTGTGCATACTGATGATCCAAATTGGTGTTATGTAAATTCTACAAGGAAGGTTGCAGAGATGCTAAAAGATGATTTTGATTTTAAATTTATTTATGTTGCAGACAAACAGCGAGAAGAAATATTAAATTCTAATCCTGATCTTGTTTGGGCCAGGTGTTCAAGTTTAAGAAATAAAAAGATATTAACTTCCAGGCCAGATCTTGCAAGAAAGAGTTTTACTTCAATTACAACAGGGGGAGAATTACTTGATAATCGAGTTGGAAGAAATATAAATAATTTAACTGAAGCAGGATTAATTGTTCAAAATAAAGAAGCTGCAGTTTTATCAAAATATTACCTGGATAAAAGAGATGTTAAAAAACCTATATTTTTACTTCCAAATGGATGTGATACAGATTTATTTAAACCAGTAGAGAAAGATAAATTTATTGTGGGATGGAATGGCCGGGCTGCAAGTGCTGAAGAAAGAAAAATTAAAGGATATGATTTTTATAAAAAGTCAATAGAAATCTTAAAATATAAAACTCTTGAATTAAATGGCAAGAGTAAAATTCCTTTTGAAGATCTTCCAAAATTTTATGATCAAATAAGTATTATGGTTTTGCCTTCAAATTGTGAGGGTTGTTCGAATACAATAAATGAGGCCCTTGCAAGTGGGGTTCCAGTGTTAGCATTTAAGTGTGGTTGGCATGGAGAAGTCTGTGAAGAATTTGATGATGGGATTCTTTGGATTGAACGTAATATAATGGATATAACAGCAAAATTGAAATACCTTAAAGAAAACCCCTATTATCTTAAAAAGATGGCTCAGAATGGACGTCTGTTTGCAGAGAAGCATTCCTGGCGTAATATGGCTGATAATTATAAGGAAACTTTCAATAAAATGATAGATTATATTAAAACTCTGCCAGAAGAAACAATAAAACCTTTTGTTGTTAAGCCAAAAATACCAAGAGAATATGTTAAAGTTAGGGCCTTACAAAAAGTTAATCTTGGAAAATTAGAAAAGAATGGAGCTGTTATTTGGTTTGAAAAAGGGATGGAGAGAACAGTGCCCTATCATGATGTATGTAAACAGGTGATTGATATTAATGTTAAACAAAGATTTCTCGAGATTGTTAATAATTAAATATATAAAATAATTATTTCTCTTTATTTTATGGCTTATAATACTATTGAAGAAATAAAGGATCTTTTGTTTTTGGAATCTGAAAATCAAACTATGTCTGATGAACAAATTCAAGCATATATTAATGATGCTTCTGAAGAAATGAATGATAAAATTAATAGAACATCAGAGAGAGATTCTTTTATTGCAGAAGAAGCAGGGTCTGTTACATTTTACCCTTATTTTAATGTCAAGTCAATTTCTTCTGTAAAAGTAAATGATACTATTATTGATACAACTGAATATGAAATTTCTCTTGATGGGGATGGAATTACAATTGGAGATATTCAAATTGGAGATATTGTAAAAACAATTACAATCCCTTCAAATTATAAAAAATATGAAAGGGCAATCTGTATTGTAAATATTAGAACTCGACTTAATCCTTTTAAGAATGATACTGTAGATCCAATTTATAATGAATGGATTCAGAAGAGAGATGATTTTAAAAGGGCCTTAAGATCTAAGTATGGGACAGGCCTCTATAATGGTTAGTTTCAAACTTAATGAAAAGCAACTTAAAGAAGCTGCAGATAAAATTCTTGGCCAATTAGCATTTTTAGTTCAAAGAGAATTAATAGAAAGATTTCCTTCAAGTTTTGCAAATAGAATAATTGTGGCCAGAGAGGGTGCTGCATGGATTGTTGGATCTAATTTTAATATTTTAAAATTCTATGATAAAGGAACAAGGCCACATGTTATTGAACCAAAAATTAAAGATGCTCTTTCTTTTGCATGGCCCAATGCACCAGGTATTCCAAAACAACCAGGAGCAAATGGGAAATTTATTTTTAAAAAAGTCTTTCATCCTGGAACAGAGGGAAAGCATATAATTGAGAATCTTGAAAAAGATACAAACTTATTAAATAAATTATTAGAACAAGCAATTAAAAATGTTCTTAAATAAGAAGTTTTATAAATAGATTTTAGTTAATAATTTTACCTACTTCAGGCTCATCTTATAGATGTGATGTATCATAGCCTTAACCTGATAATGCTATGGGGAAGCGTAACCTTTGTAAAGGGCCAGGGCAAGGTCCAGCAGATCGCAATTGCCTACCTTTTTATTTAATTAAATATATAAAATCATATTCTCTTTTTATTTTATGGGATTAAATATTAGTAGTGTTGCAGAAATTATTAAAGATTTTTTACAAACAAATTTAGTTGATCCTGCAACTGGAAGATTTGCAGATTGGGTTTATGCTGATGGTGCAAGATTAGATTTAGATAAAAGTGCTTACCCAAAAATTCTTATTAAAAAGATTGAACAACCAAGTTTAAAAGAACAGCTTGCAATAGGAAATGTTTCAACAGAAAATAGGGATGAATTAATAATTCAGATTAAAGATTTATTCGGAGATAAATATACTTATCTTGGAGAGGAAAGAACTGCAAGTCAATTAGTTTCAGAAATAGCAAGGCAGTCTGCAGATCTTATACAAGAGAATCATGACTTTTTTGTTGCACAAGGTCTTTTAGATGTTACTATGAAAAAAGATGAGCCAACCGAAGATAAAGACAGGAACCCAATATTTAATCAAACAATTGAAGTCCATTATATTTCTACACCTGATTAATTAAATATATAAATAAGTTTATTTTATTTTTACCATGACAGATGTAATAAGCAATGTTGGAAATAGATATATTATTGGAAAAGAAACAACTTATGGGATTGTGCCTGGAGTAATAACTGCTTTAGACTTTGGCCATATTCAAACAATTTCTGCTGATGAGGATGAATCTACTGAAGAAGTTTCATCTATGAACTCAGGACATACTACTTTTGATTTTTCAGATGATCTTTATAATTTAAGTGGCCAGATTGTAACAAAGATTACAAAAGCAAGTTTACCAGTAATTTTAGAAGCTTTATTTGGGGGTTATGCTTTAACTTCTGCAGATACTTATACTGTAACTTCTGATGTTGTGAGCTCTGATGATTTAAGTTATTATATGAAATTTAATACTTCTACAGGAAAAACTATGCACATGACTGGGATCTCTTTTACTGGGGGAGAAATTACAATTGAAAAAGATGGTTCAATAGAAATGACTTTGAATTACCAGGCACAATTATTAGATCCACAAACAGAAGCTTTAAGTCCTTCAACAAATGTTGGAAATTTATTTCATGGTTTAGATGCAACAGTTAGTTATGATGGAAACACAACTATTTTAGATAATTTTACTATGACTGCTGATTGGAATTTAGAGATAGGAGATAGTAGAGGAATCGAAGCTGCGCATGCAAATGGTCGAAGAGTAATTAAAAGAGTTGTTAGAAATAATTTAACATTGAATGGAAATTTTAGTTCTCACATGGATGCAAATATTGATACAGGATATGAAGATGAAAGATCAAGTGTTGAAATAATTTTAACATTGAATAGAGGATCTGATAACCAACATATTTGGACCATTCCAACTTCAAAAACAAATACTCGAAGTCGAGAACTTAATAATGATAATACTTCTAAACAACTTCTTTGTGATTTTCTTGGAACAGATGTTTCTATTGTAGGCTATCTTTAATTAGAAAGTTTTAAATAATCTAAATATGTTTTTTTATGTATGGTTGAAAAAGAAACTGTTAAACTGAATGATGGAAAAGAAGTTGAGATTCAATGTAAAAGATTGAGTGGAAGACGAGCTTTTAAGTTATCTGGAAAGATTTTGAATATAACAGAGCTTAAGGGAACAGAAAAGGATCCTGTTTTTAGGGGAGAGATGAATATTTCTCAAGCACCAGATATATGTTGGGATTATATTGTTGTTGAATGTCCTCAAAGAGATCATGTCTGTGTTGAAGATATGCATAGAATTTATGACAAATATGCAAAGTCTGAAATTGAAGCTGCAATGAAGCCAACATTAAGCCCAAAATCTTAAGGGAGATAGATAATATAATTGATTCTCCCAGATCTAAAATAGAAGTTAGTAGAGAAACTAATGAAATAATGCATTATATTTCTTTAATCAATGCAGGTTTTTATTTAGATTATAATGATTTTGGTTTGCTTGAACAGAAATATATCACGTATGGCCTTAATAAGATGAAAGCAAAGAACAAAGAAAAGGAAACAGAACTCTGGGCTAAATTTTTTAAAAAAGGTTTTGAGGCAGTTTGTAAAACAATTGCTAAAAGAAAATTCTAAAAATTAAATATATAAAACAATTAATTCTTTTTATTTTATGGTTTTAGGAATTAAGCTCGAAATAGATAAAGGCAGTGTAAAATCTGCTTCTAAAGAAATTAGAGATGCTGCTGAAAAGTCTATTGCAAAAAAAGAACAAAGTAAAAAGATAGCACTTGAAGAAAAAAGAATAAGAAAAGAAAAAGGTATTGAAGAACCAGGAGATAAGAAAAAAGGTGGTGTTGGTAGAGCTGCTGCAGTAGGGGGATTTCTTGGAGCTCTAATTGGATCTTTAAAACCAGTTCAAGAATTGTTAGGTGTTATTGCAGGAATAATGCAAATCTTTATGGTCCCTATTTTTATTTTATTAAAACCATTTATTCTTATGTTTTTAAAAGTGGGCCAAGCATTGTTAAAATTTTTTGGACCGACTGAGGGAGAGGGGGGCACTACAGGAAAATTAAAAACAGGTGCAGGTATTCTTCTTGGAGTTTTCGCTGCAATTGCTGCTTTTCTTTTAGGAGCTTCGATTGGATGGATTGTTGCAATAGGATTAATTTTCTTTTTTCTTGGAAGAAAGTTATTTGAATTTGGGATGTGGCTTGGAGAAAAATTACTTCAATTTGTAAACTGGTTATGGAATAATATTTTATTACCTGCAGGACAATGGATTGGAGAAAAGTTAAGACAAATCGGGGAGTTCTTTTTAGCTGCATGGGACTTTATTAAAGAAGTTGCTCAAACAATATGGGGCTGGATTAAATCAGGATTCATGGCAGTTGTAAATTTTGGAAAAAGAATTTGGGAATTATTTAAAACAGGACTTATGGCTGTTGCTAATTTTGGAAATGATATATGGGAATTATTTAAATCAGGCCTTAGTGCTATTGCTAATTTAGGTTCTATGATTTGGAATTGGATCACAAGTGCTTTAGGGGGATTATTTGGAAGTGGAAGAAGTGTTGATGATGCTTTAATTACAAGTCAAGGTCAGATAATAAATTTAAATCCAAAGGATAATGTATTGGCTTTTCAAGATTTTAGCCAGGTTGAAAATATGACAAATCAGAATGGGGGTGCAAGAGGTGGAAATACTTATATAACTGTAGAGGGCTTTGTAGGAGATGAAGATACTCTTGCAGATAAAATATCAAAAGCATTAAGTGATTCTTCAAGGGGGGGCATAACAAACTTTAATTAAAATGGTTACAGAGATAAAAATAGTTAAATCAAAAGGTGGAGTTACAAGAAGCTTTATATTTGAAGAAGGAGAAGTAAAAACAGAAGGCCTTCCACAAGTTAGTCAAGCTGCAAGTATTAGTTTTCCAAAAGATAGTCCTGATGATACTACAGAAAGTTTTGTAATAGATTTAGGAATTTCAAAACAACTTACCCTTGAATGGAAATTATATAATCAAGACAATGATAGATCTGAAGGAACAGCACCGGCAACAGTTTCAACTTATGAAGAGATGCTTAATTATTTAGAAGATGTTATTTGTTTTCCAGGTATAGGCCTTGTTGATTATACAATAACAATAACAAATAAGTTTAGAACAAGAGTCGCAATTTATTCTTTTGAAGATTTTAATATTGATGTAGATGCAACAATTAGACCTAAAGGTAATATGAAATTCAAGTGGAAAAGGCAGGTGTCCTAATGGTTGATTTTGTATTTCAAGAAGATGCAAGTATTGTTGATGCAATTAATATTTCTCAAAGTTCTTTAACAAAAAAACCAAATGCTTCTAAATCTGTTAAATTTAAAATTGGATATGAAGGAATTATTAATATAGATTCTACTGCAGAATATTATGATTCAAATGATGTTCTTTTTCTTGATGGAAAAATAAAAGGGGCAAAAGAATTATCTAAAGATGTTAATTCAGAAAATAGAATTTATGAAATAACAATTTATGATTATGGTTATAATTTGATTGATGGAAATTTGAATGATGTATTTAGATCTATTTCTCCTGAAGATTTAATTGAATCTGTTGTTCTTGAGAATGGTTTAACTTTTAATAATTTAGTTCCTGCAAGTGGGATTGTTATTACAAAAAAAGTTTATAAGGATTTAGATCCAATTGAAGCTGTAAATGATATGTGTAATTTATTGGGGGCAAATTGGAGAGTTGAAGGAACACAACTTACATTATTCCGTCGTGGAGATTTTACAAGTGTTGGGGTTATTGATGGAAACCAAAATTGGAATTTAAATAAAGATGGTTGGATTGATGATACAAGTAAACAAGCAAAAAAAGTAATTGTAAAAGGGGCTGCTATTTTACAAAGAACACCTGAACAGATTATTGATACAAATACTGTATTTACTTTATCCAGGACACCAGAAGATATGGAAGTTGATGGTTTAGTTCAAACTACTGAATCTATTGATGGGGATTATACTGTAGATAAAGAAGCAAAGCAGGTAACTTTTGATATTGCTCAAACAGATCCTATTTTTTTATATTCTTATAATTCTCAAATAAGGGTAGAGGTTGGAGATGGAAGTCCTATAAAAGTTTTAGAAAAAAAGTATATTGAAGAAATAGTTGAAGCAAGAAAACTTGGAAGAAAATATATTGAAATTTTTGGAGATGGGATTCAAAGTTCAACATGGCGTAATGTTGAAATGTTTACTTTAGATATAACTGATTATAATGTTGGAGATTTAATTCTTGTAAAAAATAAATTAAATATTAGTAGAGATGGAAAATATGAAATGACTAAAATTGTTAGAAAATATCCTATAAAAACAGAGATCACAGTTGGAGAAGAAACATTAAGTATTTTTGATTGGCAAGGAGAAAATAAAGAAAGATTAAAACAACTCGAACAACAAGATCAAAATGATGATTTTACTCAAATTGATAAATTTACAATAGGAAAAATAAAAGTTAATATTTCTTCAGAAGTAACAAAGCTTTTAGCTGTAACAAATACTGGAGAGATTTTATGGGCCAGTAATACTTCTCTTCCAAATGATGCCGATTTAATTTCAGATACAGGGCCTGATATAGATTTTGCTTTAGCTTATGATGATGATGGACTTCCAATGGGTAGTTTTGTAGATTATTTGGCGCCTTAATTAAATATATAAAATAAAAAAAATTAACTAAAATATGGTTTTACATGAAGATATTGTTGCAAGTGTTGAGAGCTCAACATTAGATGAATTTGATATAATTAATGATATGGGATTTTCCGACGATGGAACAGACGAATTACCTTCTGCAGATACTCTTACTGGAGAATTTTTAAGAAAAGCATTGACAGTGAAAGATAAAGATACAGGATTAATTACTTATGAATTTGATGGTCTTATGGGATTAACAGAAGCCAATGGAGAAACATTACAAAAGCTTGGATTGTTTGAAGATATTGGTGGAAATACTTTAAAATTAAGTAAGGTTTTAGATGTTGCTATTGCAAAAACTGCTGATCTTGAAATTAATGTTGGTTATCAAATAAGTGTTGAAGTGGTGGATGAAACATGACAATAAAAAATACAAAACTTGGTGGGACTGATTTTTCAACTCCTTCAGATAGAGTTAAGCCAACAGATCTAAATGATACTTTTGATGCTGTTGCAGATAAATTGAGATCTATTAGTCAAATTTATACTGGATCTGGTTTTGATGTTTCACGAGGTCCGAGCGAGGCATCAGGCACCACATCAGCAGATCATGAATTAGATGCAATTGTAGCTGCAGATGTAGAGGATAAAAAATATGTTAGAATAACTCTTTTATTAAAGCCAGATGTTCAATGTTCTGGGGGCAATACTGGCAGTGTAAAACTGAAACTTCAATCAAAAGAAATAGCAGGTGCTTATGGGGATTTATTTGGTTACATGGATATAGTAAATCATCCTTCTGTGGGGACAGGTAATCATGACCATACTACTACATTTACTTGGATTCATACTTTAACAGCAGGAGAAATAGCTGCAGGAGTGCAATTTAAAGTTCTTACACAAGCAGCAATAAATAATAATGGTGTAAGTGATTGGGCAATTCTTTCAAATGCTCAAACAGTAGTGGAGGTTATTGGAGAATAATGGATTATATAAAAACAGAATTTAAAAGATTAGTACCAGTAAGTTTGTTTACTTTTTTAATTGGATTCACACATTCTTTTGGATTAGGTTTAAGTTTAGCAGGTTTATTTTTATTAGCAGAGCACATGTATTCTTATGGAAGATGGGACATAAAAGATATTTTGGGTCATGAAAACTTTGGAATTGTTTTATTGTGTGCAGGTTTCTTAATTAATTCACATTTCATTTTAGCTTTAGGATCTTTAATTGTGTATTTAATATTTTCAAATTATAAATGGAAAGGAAAAACTTCTCCTGGAAGATATGCTTTAAATAAAATAAGAGGTATATTTTAATGGACCTTAATTATACAGATGCAAAAGATTTTAAAGATATTAATTATAATTTAAAACTTTTAGTTCAAAAATATAATCATGAACATACTGCAATGGTTAAAGATATTGGAAAAATCAAGAAAGATAATTCTGCTACAAACAAGGATGTAGGTTTTCTTAAAACAAGTATTACTAAAATTGAAGGTTATGCAAAAGGCATGAAAACAATGTTGACAATTCTTTTATCGATTCTGGGTGCTATTGGGGCCCTTGTTGGATTAGGTGTTGCATTTTCTTAATTAATTAAATATATAAAATAATCATATTTCTTTATTTTATGGTCTATATTAGAATAAAAAGAAATGATACATATATCCGTTCTGTTAAAACAAAAAGTAAATCCACAGGGGAATTAATAGATGCAACAGGTTGGACCATTTATTTCACAGTCAGGGAAGAAATACCTGATACAGCCACAGAGGATGACACTGGAGCGATTATTTCAAAGACAATGGTTGGAAGTTCAACTGGGATTCATACTCTAACATTAACAGATGAAGATACAGATATTGATCCAAAAGAATATGTTTTTGATATGCAAATAATCAAAGCAGATAATTCTATTCATTCAACAGAAACAGGTAAATTTGTAATCCAAGCTGATATTACCAGGAGTTCATAATGACTGATGACATAAACCTTTATTTAGGGGGGGATGCAGATATAAATCTAAATGTTAGCGAGGGAGATAATGATATTATTCTTAGCATAGGGGATGACAATGAAGCAATTGTTCTTGCAATTGATGGAATGGACCCTACTGCTTTTATTGATGATACAGATACACCTTCAAGTTATTCAGGGCAAGCAAATAAAGTATTAAGAGTAAATTCAACAGAAACAGGAATTGAATTTGTTTTAGATTCTGTACTTGTTCAATGGGGCGAAATAACAGGAACTTTAAGTGATCAAACAGATCTTCAAGCTGCTTTAGATTTGAAATATGATGCTGCAGATTTTAATACAGATTGGGATAATAGGTTGGCCACAAAAACAACAGATAATTTAACAGAAGGATCTTCAAACTTTTATGATAAGACTGTTGTTTTAACTGATGGAAATGGAATTGATATAACGGGCATATATCCCACTTTTACAATTACAGTTAATGAATCAGAAATTGATCATGTAAATATTTTAAGCATTGGAACAAATACACACGTGCAAATAGATTCTCATATAGCTGATGGTTCAATTCATTTTTCAGAAGCTTCGATTGATCACACTGCTATTCAAAATATAGGAACAAACACTCATGCACAAATTGATACCCATATTGCAAATACTTCAAATCCTCATTCGGTAAGTTTAGAACAAGCAAGAGCACAAAATAATCAAGTAGATGGCCCAATTGATATGAACTCAAATTTAATTAATAATTTATCAACTCCTATTTCTGGTGCTGATGCTGTTACAAAAGATTATGTGGATTCTTTAGTTAATGGTCTTGATTGGCAAGATAGTGTTTTAAGTTTTATTAATTTAGTTACTTCTGAACCAGGAAGTCCAACTCTTGGAGATAGATATATTAATACAGCGACGGGAAATTCAAGTGTAACAACTCAAGCAGTTACAGCAGATTATATTTATGAATGGAATGGATCTTCTTGGACTGAAAGTGTGACAAATGAAGGTTATGCAACTTGGGTTGAAGATGAAGATGTTGTTTATGTTTACAATTCTTCTTGGGTTAAATTTGGAACAACTGTTACACATAATAATTTAATTGGTTTGCAAGGGGGAACAGCAAATGAATTTTATCATTTAACTTCTGCAGAACATGGGGATTTATCGGGGGGAGATCTTGGAAGTTTAACTGAAGGATCTGTTTTATTTATGGGTGCAAGTGGAATTGCTCAAGACAATACTAATTTCTTTTATGATAATTTAAATGATAGATTAGGTCTTGGAACAACAAGTCCTGATAGATTATTGCATACACAGACTTCTGAATTTGCTTCAATTCCTTTATTTGAAAGAAGTGGTCAAACATCTGATGCTATTTTTGTAGGAGCTGGAACTTTAGCAACTAAAACATCTGATATGGGGGATGAGTTTGGTTCTTTATTCGGTTTTCATATTCAAGATGATGCAGATGTTATTAATCCAATAGGATATGTGGGGGCAGTTAGAGCAGGTGCAGATAATACAGGAGATTTAATTTTTAGTCCCATAACTGCTGGTGCTGTTAATGAAAGAATGAGAATAGAAGCAGGTGGAAATTTAGGAATTGGAACTTCAACACCAAGAAGTCTTTTAGATGTTGCAGGACAAGAGCCAGTGATAAATTTAACATGTACAGACACATCTATTACTTCTGCAAATATTCTTGGAAGAATTAAGTTTGGTGGTATTGACGACGGAAACTTTGAATATATTGGAGCAGAGATTAGAGCTAAATCTCAAGCTACATGGGGAACTACACAAATAAGTCCTGCTGAATTAGAATTTTACACAACAAGAAATGCAAGTAATCAAGTTCCTTTGCATAGATGGACTATAAAAGAAAATGCTGGGGGAGTTGGTGGAAATTTAGAAGGCCATGCAACAAGTAGAATAACAACAACTACAGGAGATTTATTATTATTGCCAGATGGAAATGTTGGAATTAATAATACTAATCCATCTGTTGATTTAGATGTTGCAGGACAAGTCTATGCAGAAAGTTCTTCTTTTCCAGTAATGGGTTTTAGAAGAATTTCAACAGTTAATGGAAATGGAACTTTTAGTGATTTAACAGGAATAGCGTCGGCAATGGCTTTATATACTGAAACAAATGTTTCTTCTTTAGATGGAACAGGGGGGGGAATTGTATTTTATCTTACTGATACTTCTGGAGGGGATGGTCCTTTGGCAAGAATATATGCAAGAAGAGATGGAGGGGATAATATCGGAGCATTACAAATTTGGACTGGTAATAATGGTCAAACACATCCATTCACTTTTAGAGCAGATGGGACTTTTGGAATTGGAACTACAAGTCCTTCTGAACTTTTAGAAGTAAGTGGAAATGTATTTCTAACTTCTGATAGTGATAAATTACTTTTAGGTGCTGCAAAAGATATGGAAATTTATTATAGTGGGCTTGTAGGAACTATTGATACAAGTTTAATTGCTCCTTCTGATTTATTAATTGATTGTGGAACAGACAAAACAATTGAACTTCAAGAAACAGTTTATTGTGATTATGTAACTCCTTTAGGCCCTAATAATTGGAATGGTGTTTCAAACAATCCTGTATTAACAAAGCTATTTGATGATGGTTCAGGAAGTCAAGGTGTTTATGCTTTTGTTTTCAGCGACGGAGATGAAGCACTAATCACAATTCAAATGCCTCATAGTTGGAAAGAAGGAACAACAATTCAACCACATATACATTTTATGACAACTTCAGATGTAAGTCCTGCAGATAATTTTGGAATTGAATTTGAATATAGTTGGGTAGATATTGGAGAAGATTTTCCTGCTAATTCAACTCTTGAAACAAATGATATTTCTACAGGAATAAATTCAGACATCATGCATCAAGCTGCACATATTACTGCTACAGGAATTGATGGGACCGGTCATACTATAAGTTCAGTTCTATTATGTAGAATTAAAAGAGTTGCTGCAACAGGAGATAATTATGGGGATGGAGTTGCAATTTTAGATTTTGATATTCACTTCGAAATGGATACAATAGGAAGTAGACAAGAATTTATTAAATAGAGATTTCTTCGAATATAAAAATATATAAAGTATGTAGGTTTGCATTTAATATGGTACACACACATGACTTTGAAATTAAAATTGATGAGATGAATGTAGAAGGGGAAATGACTTTAAATGGAAAAACAGAAATAGATTTTTCACAGATACCTGATTTCATTGATGATGTAGGAATGCAATTGTTTACAGCTTTTTTAGATAGACTTAGAAAATTCTCTGACCATTGTGGAACTATTGATAAGATTGAAATTCTTAAAAAGGTTTAATAGAAACATTTAAAAAAGATATTACATATTAATATGTATGAAAAAAATACTTCTTATAAAAGAAGAGAGTTCTATTAAGATTGGAGAAAAGGATGTTAAGAATAAAAGAGATGATGCTGAAACTTTATTTCTTGTATTGAAAACAACTGGAACAAAAGATACTTCTGATTTTAGATCTAAATTAAAATTAAAGAAAGTTATTGAAAAATTATTATGTGAGGATTGTCATGAAGATGGACACCATGATTTAGTTTTAGGTTTACCAGAATTTAAAACTCTTAATAAAATTTTAGATGAATATAAAGCCCAAGTATTAAAACAAGGAAATACAGTGGGAGATGATGTTATGCAAGTTATGGTTCAAATTGAAGATGCTGAACAATTAAAAGAAGAAGATCCAAATAAAATACCACCACCAAAATGAATATAATATTTTTCTCAATAGCTAAAAAACTTCTTTTATGGAGTGCAAATTATCTTTATGATTATGTAGACACAGATGCAGATGGAACATTAAGTAAGAGAGAATTATCTGCTTTCCACAACCAATTAAAAGTGATACTAACAAAAGTTAGGAAACTTAAATAATTCTAAATAAAATAAATTAATACTAATTAAATTAGGAGTTCAAAAAAATGGATATAAATGCAAATTGGCTATGGTTCGTTGTTTTAGCTTTGGTGTTAGGATTGTATGTGGGTGCACAATCATTCCCAACAGAAGTTAAAGTTGATGTTCCAGGCGATTGTCCGGACGTGCCTGCATGTAATCCAGAAACTGAAACAGTTTATCAAAACGTTACACAAGAAGTTGAAGTCACTCCGGTTTCTTATAGAGATTTGGCCCTTGCAGATTTCTTAGAATACCTGGATGATGAAGAGCTTTTTGCTTGTGATGGAAATGAATACAGCGAAAGTGAAACCTCTGTTGTAAGAACAGATGATGAATTTTCTGTTGGATTTGATGACGAAGATTACACTGTTGAGTTTTCTACAAGATTGAAATACAAAGAATCAGATCTTAGAAGTTGTAGAGAAAGCTATGATGTTTCTGCTTACTATGAAGAAGGCGAAGATCCTGAAATCACAATTCTTTAAATTCTCTTTTCTTTCTTTCTTTTTTATTTTTTATTTTTTCCCATAAGTTTATTAATCATTTTTCTCTTGTTTTATCGAGAGGTGGTGCTAATTTTGCGTGCTGTGGATTTAACATCACTTCTTTTTTTTATATAACTAAGCTAACCTAAGTGCACTGGGGAATATTTATAAAACAATTATGTCTTAATCTGTTCATGAAAAAATTCACAGCACGATTAAATGTAAATAAAATAGGGTGTTTTATCTCCCCGATTAGCAGGGGTTTTTGGAATATACATTTCCGTTCGACTGCCGGTTTAGATAGAAAGGATTGCTTTTTTTATACCAGGAGGGAACAAAGAGTGTAATAACTCTTTTTTTATAAATCTTGAAAAATGGTAAACTTAGAATTAAATACTAAAAAATCTCAAAGAAAATCTAAAAGAAAATCTACAATTAAACCTTATCCTGTAAGACCTACAAGAGAGGTGGCCTGTTACCTAAAGGGTGTGTATAACAAATCCAAATTCATAAATAAAGCAATCAGCTTTTACATTTTATTGCTTACAAATCCAGAACCAATCTTAAAAGAATTAAAGAGAAGAGATCCTAAATTGTATAAATATATTGGAAGAAAGAAGTTTTTATAAAGTGTTCACTAAGGTAAAAAGTATATTTTATAGACGATAAAATAAGTGAACCTTAGTGCACAGGAGAAGTTTTATAAAGGGTTTATACTTATGTTTAAACATAATGAAACCCACAGCACAAATAAAAGATGGAAAGATTATTGAATTTAATGCAATCAAACTTGTAAAACATTTAGGTAATGGTGGCTATGTATTATTACCAAAAATATTAGTTGGAAAAAAAGTAAATATTTCTTTAAAGAAAAAATGATTATCACAACAATTAAAAGAATTAAAGGGGTGTGGGAATCTTCTTATAAATTTATTCCCATGAAGAAAAAATGACTATTACAATAATTGAAATAGATTCAAATAAGACTTTTGAAGTTCAAGATGATGCAAGGGATTGGTTAAGAGATCTTGTAAATGTAGGAATATTATTTTTAGAATCCCATGTTGATGATTTTAATAAAGTTATTGTGAATGTGGATCAACAAGATACTTATCAAACAATTTCTGATGCAAAAAATGCATTAAAGAAATATGTTGATATAGGATTAGTTAGAATTAAAGTTTATTCAAAAAATAAAAAATGATAAAAGAAATAGGGCCCCCAAAAATAAATTATAATCAAGCTTATGTTACAGAAAAAAAATGTAATTCTGTTGAAGAAGAACCCCCAAAACAAATTAATACTCAAACAGTAATTTATTGGTCTGATGATATTAAAAGTTTAGTTGGATTTAAAAATTCAAAAACAAAGGCCCTAAAATTTGTAGATAACAAATGTATTGAAGAAACAGACTTTGGATATATTTGCAAACCAATTGAAGGATATAATAAAACAACACATAAATTAACAGCTTCAGATAATGGACTTATTTGTTCCTGTCAAGGTTTCCAAACAAAGCTAAGGCAAGAAGGAAAAGGCCATGGTTATTGCTGTCATGTTTTTGCTGTGCTGTTTTATAAAAAAATAAATAAATGGAATTTGAAAGGGGGTTAAAAATGCAAGTAGAAATAACAGAAATAGCTGATGATAGAATTACTTTTATGAATATCCATAGTCCATTTCCAAAAGAAGAAACTCATGTTTTAGAAGAACAAGTTAAGGGATTTGGAAAACTTGGAAAAGCAGAATTAAATGTAAATCCAACAACAGATAAAATATGTTTTATTAGAATGCAAACTGCAGGGAAAAAAGAAGATTCAGATAAAAAAGGCAAAGCAAGTTGGGCTGATGATCTGACTACATTCGAAGATCTCCTTGATGATGCACATAAGAAATTTAAAGATAGAATTGAAATTAAAACAGAACTTCTTGAAGATAGAGAAGGAAGAATTTTATTGAATTACGAGGAGAAAAAAGCAGTATTTAAAGCAACAGTAATTATTAGAAATAAAGAAGATAATCTGCTGCAACAGATCTTTGAAGCACATGGAGATTCTCAAGGAATTGATGATGAACATTTTATTAGGAAAGCAGAAACCAGAGCAATTGCAAGAGCTTTAAGATGGGCCACAAATAATGCAAAAGTTCCAAGTTTAGATAAACCTGCTAAGAAAAAATAAAATGGAACAAGAATATATAAATCAAACAATTGGAGAATTATTAACAAGAGAAAAATATAAATTTACTCCACAAGGATTAGTAGGAGAAATTTGTAGAGATTTTGTTGAAGAGTTTGAAAGAGTTGAAAAAGCAAATAACAAATAAAATGGAAGAACAAGTTGTCATCAATAAAACAGAGAAGCCCAATTCTTATGAATTTGGAAAAGCAGGAAATAGATTTAAATTGTATTTCAATGATGCAATAGATTTACAATTGCTTATTAAAAGTTTGAAAGATACAGGGGTTTACAAAGAAGAACCAAAAGAACAAAAACCTTAATTAATTTTTTTTTAAAAAAAAACAATCCAGATGAAAGCTCTGGAATCATAATCACAATGAATAGACACAAATTAAAACCTTTTACAAAAGAGGAATTAAAAAATGCACCAAAAAGGTATGGCCATAATTCAGGAATTAAAAGAGATATGAAAGGCCTTGCCGGAGAAGAAAAAAGAATTGCAGATAATTTAAAAAGAAAACCAAGAAAAAAACCATGGGGGGATGTAGGAAGAAAATGAAAACATATATACAAAGAGCAGAAGAATTAAAAAATGAAGTTGATAACATGACTGCATTTATAGGAAATCAATTTTATAAAGATCTTAAAAAAGAAGTACAAGATCTCATCAAAGAAATGAAGGATAATTATAAAAAAACATTTGGGGAAGATATTCAAGATTATCGATTCTTTGAAAATGATAAAAAAGCAATTAAAATATGTAGGGAAATTTTGAAATGAAATCAATATTTCAAAAAGCATATCAAATAATGAAAGATAAAAAGATAGAACTTTCTTTTGTAAAAGGCCATGATAAATATTATTTAATTAGAGATTATTCCTTTAAGATTTATCTAAAAGTTGCTGCATGGTTTAGCCAGTGTGGTTGTCACGTGGGGGTCTCAAATAGGCCCAGTGGCCTTTGTAAGCATCATATTGCAGGGATAGTTAAGCAATTCCTTAAAGAAAATAAATTAAAGCTTGTAAGTGTTAAAAATGCCAATTAGAATTTGTAAGAAATGTGGGAAAAGAGAGATGAAGAGAACATACAAATCTCCTTATTGTAGAGAATGTCAGGGCTATTTAGGATCTAAAAAAGCTCAAGATAAAAAAAGGGAAAATAATTTATGTTTAGATTGTGGGAAACCTGCAAAAAAGAAGTTATGTCCTCATTGCAATAAAACAGTTAAATTTTATAGTAGATGTGAAAAGTGCTTAAAAAAATGAAAAATAAATTAAGAATAACAAACATGATTTTTTCTGGGAGAATGCCTTTTAAGAGAAAATTAAAAACAGAAGAAGGAGATAAACTTGTTTTTAGATTTAACTGGCAGTGGATAAATGAAGAAATATCTCCAATTATTTCAAAAAGAATGAAGATAAGAAAAATTAAAAAGTTGAATGTTCATGGAAAAATAAAACAACCTTATGTTTCAATTTGGTGTTCTGGGGCTATTAATATTGTTGGAGTTGTAAATAGGAAAGAAGCAAATCAAGTTTATGATTTAGTGATTAAAGATTTAAAGAAAATTAGTAGGACCTTATTAAAATGAAAGATAAATTTATACTTGATGCTTGTTGTGGTGGAAGGTGTTTCTGGTTTAATAAGAATCAAGAAAATACATTATATATTGATAAGAGGATAGTTGAGAAAGGATCCTTTGAACAACGCCCTAACTTTTGTGTTAAACCAGATATTCAAATGGATTTCACAAAACTTAATTTTCCAGACAAATCATTTAAGATGGTTGTATGGGATCCTCCACATATTGTTAGATTTGGAAATAAAAGCTGGATGTCTCAAAGATATGGGATGCTTGGAAAAGATTGGGAAGTTATGTTAAAGAAAGGATTCAATGAAATTTGGAGAGTTCTTGAAGACCATGGTGTATTAATATTTAAATGGAGTGAGGCAGAGATCTCTGTAAAGAGATGTTTAGATCTATTCCACACAAAACCCTTATTTGGACATACTACTGGAAGGGCTGGAAAAACTAAATGGATGTGTTTTATGAAAATACCAAAATGAAAATATTAAATTTATATTCTGGAATTGGTGGAAATAGAAAGCAATGGGGAGATGAGCATGAAATAACTGCTGTTGAAATTAATCCAAATATAGCAAAAGTATATCATGAATTTTTTCCAAAGGATAATGTAATTATTGCAGATGCACATGAATATCTATTAGAACACTTCCAAGAGTTTGATTTTATTTGGAGTAGCCCTCCTTGTCCAACACATTCAAGGATGAGAAAGTGTTTTGCTTTTGCTAAAGATGAAGGTAGGAGAAGAAAGGCAGAGTACCCAAACATGATGCTCTATCAGGAAATTCTTTTTTTGAAACATTTCTTTAAAGGAAAGTGGGTAGTTGAAAATGTTATTCCATATTATGAACCATTAATAAAACCATTTAGTTCAGGAAGACATTGTTTTTGGAGTAACTTTATAATTTCAATTAAGAAAGAGAAGGGAGAGAAATTAGAGAAATCAAGTATAGAATTTAAACAAAATTTGAAGGGATTTGATTTGTCTAAAATTGATAAGGTTGGATTTAGAAAAGACCAAATATTAAATAATTGTGTTAATCCTGAATTGGGACTTCATGTATTCAACATGGCTTTCAAAGAAAAGCAACACACATTATAAAATGAATTGGAATTTAGTAAATAAATTAAGGCCCCATAATAAGAATGAAACAACAAAACATTTTATGATTAAGTCAATGGTTTTTAAAATTCTTTTTAATAATGGATATTGGGTTTATTCTGAACATGATATAATAAGAAGAAAAGATGGAGCATGCACAGATAAAATAAGGATTGCAGATATTGCTGCTTATGAAAAACATAATAGTTCAACATTAAAGATTATTGTTGAAGTAGAAACAAAGCCAACTAAAAAACACAACAAAGAACTTATGGAATTTTATGAAAATGAAACACTTTATATTATTGATGTTAGAGAAATTTCAGATAATCTAATTGAGATGGAAAAACAAATTAAACATATCTTAGGAATGTAAATGATAATAAAAATACCTTTTAAAACACCAACAATAAATCATCTCTATGGCCAGAGGGGATTTCATAAATATCTTACAAAAGAGGCAACACAATTAAGAAAAGAAATTGAAGAGATAATTTATTCACATGAATCTCTGACATCATCTCTCATGATATTTGCAATTAAAAAATTAAAAGTAATTGTAGAAATCCATGAAGATTGGCTTACAAAAAAGGGAGATGTGAAAAGAAAGGATGTTGCTAATAGAGAAAAGTTTTTGATAGATTCAGTTTTCAATGCACTTGGAATAGATGATAAATTTATTTATGAACACACAATGAAGAAGATCCAATCAGATGAAGAATTTGCAATTATAAAAATAGAGGAAATTAAAGAGGATGATAAAAAGAGAGAGTTATAGGTTGATTGTAGAAGAACCTGCTAAGAGCAGACTTCAAAGACATGAGTGTCCGTCGTGTGGCCTGCCTAAATCTAAATGGAAAAGAAGAAAAGATTGGAGATGTTGTTCAGTAAAATGCTCTACGGCCTGGTATAAATCACGTGTTTTATTTGGGTGGCCTGATTTAAGGATGGCTGCATTTAAGAGAGATCATTTCAAGTGTGTAAAATGCGGAAAAATGCCGATGCAAGATTCAAATAGAAAAGGCCAAAGAAGAAAACCAAATACAAGTGCATTAATTGGAGATCATATAATTCCAATTTCTATTGGGGGCCCACAATGGGATATAAATAATGTTCAAACTCTTTGCATACCATGCAATAAAATTAAAACAGCTCAAGATTATAAAGATATTGCAAGGCAAAGAAGAAAAGAACAGCAGTGTGGGGTAAAGGTTCGCCCGTTGGCCCCATAAGCCAGAGATCCAGGTTCGATTCCTGGCATTGCTATTTTAAGAAAGATTTAAAAAAGAAACATACATAAAAATATGTATGGAAGATATTAAGATAAATGAAAAGGATGGAAAGATAACCCATTCTGTTACTTCTACACACAATGAAGATTCTTTAATTGAAAAATATAGAAGAGATTACATGGCCTATAAAATTCAAGAAGCTAAATTACAAAAACTTCCTGATATGATTGAAGGAACAAAAATGTATATTAAAATTTCTGAAACAACAGTTGAGATAAATGATGCTAAGCAAGAAAGAATCAAAGAGATCTTAGACAAATTAGATTTAGATATTAAAGCAAAAATTAAAGAGATCAAAGAAAAATATTCTGAAGAAGATTTATTGAAGCATGCAGAAAAAATAAATGCTGAAACTAATGTTAAAATTGTTAAAGAAGGATCTAATTATATTATGAAAACAGAATTAACTCAAACAGTTGAAGATCTATTAATTGAATTGATGAGCTTACAAGATGAAAAGCCAAGACTTCTTGAAAGATTAGTTAAACAAAATCAAGTTCTCACAAAATATGAATCAAGCAAACCAGAGTTAGAAAGTAGCTTAGAAGAAATAAAACAAAGATTAACTAAAATTAAAATATTCTTTGCAGGCCAACATAAAAATATTGATAAGCTTTTAGATGTAAGAGCTCAAGCAAGAAAGAATAAAGATAAAATTGCAGAGAGTGGAAAATAAAAATGAAAAAAGAATTTACTGCAACAGTGAGAAAGAACAAAGCAAATAATCATAAATATATTACAGTGCCAAGAGAGATCCCAATTGAAACAGGGGATGAAGTTGAAGTAAGAAAAAAGAGGAAAAGAAAGTGAGTGCTGAAAAGAAACTCCAAGATTCAATAAATTATGTAAATGGTTTAACTTGGAAAGATTATTTTAATAATTTTAAAAATAGAAATTGGAAAGAATTTTTAGGCATCTCAAGTTGGAAAGGATATTTGGGATGGATTGTTACACTTTTAATTATATTATATCTGATTGATAATGGTGGTTTCTAATGATAATTATTCCTGAAGCTCTGCCTCTTGCAAAATTACAAAGAACAGCTATGAATCAAAAGCAGATGATTAATTCTTATGGGGCCGATTTTGATAATGTTATAGATAATGCTACTTGTGGAAAAGATTTTAAAATTTTAGATATTGGTTGTGGAATTGCAGGGTGGCAATGTTTTTTAGAAAAAGGAGAGAAGATCTATTTAATTGATAAAACAAAGGTAGATGAGAAAGTTTATTATGGTTATCAAAAAAAGACTGCCTTTTATAATTCTATGAAAATTGCTAAAAAGAATTTAATAGCAAATGGAATAAAAGCAGAAAAGATATTTATGCAAGAAGCAAATAATAAAATTCAATTTGGTGTAAAATTTGATTTAATTGTTAGCTTTATTTCTTGTGGTTTTCATTATCCTGTTAAAACTTATTTAAATCAAATTTATGAAAAGCTTGAAGAGGGGGGGACTTTGATGATTGATATAAGAAAGGGAACTGATGGTGCTTCAAAAATTAAAAATCTTTTTGGAAATATTTCTGTGATAAAACAAGAAAATAAATATCTTAGAGTGAAGGCTGTAAAACAAGAAAAAAGGGTTGGGATGGGAGATGATACAAAAGACCCTTCTGAAAAATTAGAAATTTATAGCTCTGGAAATGTAGGATTGAATAGTGTTAATCCTTCTGAAAAACTCAATATAATACAATGATTCTTCCACAAGTTTTTGCTGCAGGATTTCCAAGATGTGGGACTACATGGATTGCAAGAATGTTAAATCAACATCCAGAGATTCATGCACCAATGAAGAAACATCCAAAATATCCTTACCTTGTAAAAAAAGAGATCCATTATTTTAATAAATGCCCTTCAAATTTAAATGAACCGGACAGTGAGAATTTAGGGTTTAAAAGAAACATAACAGATTATACACATTTCTTTGCTTATGATAAAATAAATATTGATTTTTCAATTTGCAGTGCTTATGATCCTGGTGCAGCAGAAAGAATAAAAGAGATCTTAGGGAATGTTAAAATATTATTTTTTATAAGAAATAAAAAAGACCACAAAGAATCATTAAAAGTTTTAATTAGAGAAGAACCAAAAGATTATCTTATAGAAATTGCACCTGTTCTTGAACATTATATGAAATGGTTTTCAGAAGTGAAAGTGATCAATCTTGAAGATACAAAAGAAAATCCAAGAGAGATTTTAAAGAAGATTTTAATGTTTATTGGGGTTAAGGATATTGATTTCAAATTTGATTTATCAGGTTCAAAACATTCTAAAGAGGAGATCTTAAAATACAATGGATAAAAAGATTGCAGTTATTGGATATGGATATGTTGGAAAAGCAATGAGTGAATTATTAACAAACAGATATGATATTGATGTTTATGATCCTGCATTAAATATTGGCCAAGTTACAAAAAGACTTCCTGATGAAAGAATGACTTCTATTTCAAGGTTAGAACAAAAAGCAAAGAAATATGATTTAGCTGTAATTTGTACTCCAACACCAATGCAAGAATCTGGAGAATGTGATATAAGTTATGTTTTAGATGCAGTGAAAAATACACATTCAGATCTATATTTAATTAAATCAACAGTGGAACCAGGAACAACAGAAACTTTAAGTAAAATTACAGAGAAGCATATTGTTTTTAGTCCGGAATATGTTGGAGAATCTCAATATTATAATTCTTATTTTCCTGACAAAATGATTGAAACACCTTTTCATATTTTTGGTGGAGCTAAAGAAGACACAAGTCAAGTAATAGATTATTTACTTCCAATCTTGGGCCCAGATAAACAATATTTTCAAATGACTGCAAAAGAAGCAGAGATCGTGAAATATATGGAGAACACATTCTTTGCAACTAAAATAACTTTCTGTCAAGAGATGTATGATATATGTAATAAAGTTGGTGCTGATTGGAACAGTGTAAGAGAAGCATGGCTTGCAGATCCAAGAATAAATCCAATGCATACTGCAGTGTTCAAAGATGATAGAGGATTTGGTGGGAAGTGTTTACCTAAAGATACAAATGCTTTAGCTGAGTATGCAAGAAAAAATAATGTAGAACCAATATTGCTTGATGCAGTGTTAAAGAAAAATAAATCAATTAGGAAATCTGAATAATGGGTGGAAGTGGAGAATCAATTCATTTAACATTTAAGAAGTTGCCAAAAGAAAAAGGGCATAAGTTACATAAGTATAAAGTTCACAACATAAATTATAGAGCTGATATTGGTGTTATTCATTGGAGAGGAAGTTGGAGACAATATGTTTTTCAAGCACACCCAGAAATAGACATGAGCAGAGGTTGCCATAAACAGATAGATAAATTCATTGATAAATTAATGGATGGTTGGAAAAAAAGAAAGGCCCCCCTGCAACCCCCCAAAGAAAAGGGTGTATGATCTCTCTGTATATATAACAAAATGGAAAAAATAAAAATAACTGAATTGAAACCATATAAGAAAAATCCAAGAAAGAATGATGGAGCTGTAAAAATGGTTAAGAAATCTATAAAGGAATTTGGTTTCAGAAATCCAATACTAATTGATAAAGATAATGTAATTATTGCAGGGCATACAAGATTGAGAGCTGTTAAAGAATTGAGAGAAAAATATGGAGATGAATTTAAAGAAAAAAGAAAAGATTTTGATGCAGAAGGAAAACCCTATGAATATGAATTTATTTTAAATTTAAAAGAAGTTCCATATATTAAAATTGAAGATCTAACTCCGGCACAAGTAAAAGCTTTTAGAATTATGGATAACAAGAGTGCTGAATTTGCAGAGTGGGACACAGACTTCTTAAAAACAGAATTTGAAGATTTGGACGGTGAGGGATTTAACTTAGAGATGACAGGATTTGATTCAAAAGAAATCGGAGAAATATGGGAAGATGGCCTGGAAGTAAAGGAAGATATTGTTGCAGTGGATGCTTATGAAAGAGCCAAGAAAAAAACAAAAATAAAACAAGGAGATATTTACCAGTTAGGAGATCATAAATTAATGTGTGGAGATTCAACAGAATCAAATAATGTAAATAGACTAATTGATAAAAATAAAGTAGAGTTACTTTTAACAGATCCCCCTTATGGAATTGATATTGTTGGAAAAGGCAAATCTGGATTTAAAGGTGGAAGAGAGATTGGAGTAAGCATGCTTGCAAAAGCAGGGAAATATCAACCAATGAAAGGAGATGATAAGCCCTTTGATCCAACATTTTTATTACAATATGGGAAGATACAAATAATTTGGGGTGCAAATAATTTTGCCTCAAAACTTCCAGATAATTCTCACTGGTTAATATGGGATAAAAAATGTGAAAAGGGAGCAGACCACAATAATTTTAGTGATTGTGAATTAGCCTGGACAAATGTAAAAAGAAAAGCTACAAGGATTTACAGATATTTATGGAGTGGATTATTAAGGGAAGGCAAGAGGGAAGAAGAATTAAAAAAGAGAGTGCATCCAACACAAAAACCAGTAGGCTTAATGGCAGAAATAATAAAAGATTATGCAAAGGAATCAGTTTTAGATTTATTTGGGGGCAGTGGAACTACTCTTATTGCATGCGAACAATTAAATAGAAAATGCTTTATGATGGAAATAGATCCTGTGTATTGTCAGGTTATAATTGACAGGTGGGAAAAATTTACAAAGAAGAAAGCTAACAAAAGTAATTAAGGTTACCTTAGTGAACACTTAAATAATCAAGACCCCTTTATTTCCAATGGAGAATAAAATAAAAATTGCAATTGCAGGGATCCCTAAAGCAGGGAAAACAACTCTTTCTAAAGAAATTTCTAATGGAGAAGTATTTCATACAGATGATTTAATTAAAACTAAAGAATGGTCTGCTGCATCTTTAGAAATATCAACCTGGTTTAACAAAGAAGGGCCTTTTATAATCGAGGGTGTTGCTGTACCAAGAGCATTAAGAAAATGGCTTAGGGCCCATGAGAAGGGAAAACCTTGTGACAAATTAATATGGTTGAAGAACCCATATATAAAATTATCTCCAGGTCAAGAAACTATGGCTAAAGGATGCATCAAAGTTATGGATGAAATAAAAGAAGAATTGAGAGGAAGGGGTGTTGAAATTATGAATAAATGGGAAAATACAATGGTTGTTGATGAATATGTTGATAAGAAAATTGGAGCTCCAACACCTAAAGAGAAATTAAAAATTCGACACAATTCGACACTTTTAAACAAAAAAGAGATTAAGAATATAAAAAATTTAGTTGGGAAAAAGAAATTTATGATCAATGCTTTGATTTTAAATTTGGGAAATGTTTCTATGGCCTGTAAAAAAGTAGGGATTGATAGACAAACACATTATAATTGGCTTAAATCAGATCTTGAATATGTTAAGAGAGTTCTTCATGTGCCTGAAATAACTTTAGACTTTGCTGAAAATGCTTTATTGAAAAATATAAAAAAGGGAAATGTTGCAGCACAAATATTCTATCTAAAGACAAAAGGAAAAAAGAGGGGTTACATTGAAAGGCAGGAAGTTGAACACATTGGAGATCATGTGCAGAAGTTTGAATTAGTTGATGTTGATAGTCCTGGAGATGTAAAAAAATTATATGTTAAGTAAAATTCCACAGACAAAGATAGTTCGAACATTAATTGAAAATCAAAAACCAATAAAGATTTTACAGGGGGGCACTTCATCAGGGAAAACTTATTCTATATTATACAGAATTTTAATTGGTTGCATGAAGGAATGGAAAAATGAAACAATTGATGTAATAAGAGATACAATGCCAGCCCTAAGAATTTCTGCTATGAAAGACTGGGAAGATATTTTGAAATTACATGGAATTTATAATAAAGGCATGCATCAAAAATCCCATAATGAATATACTATTGGGAGCAATCTTGTAAGATTTTATTCTGCTGATAATGAAGAAAAGATGAGGGGGCCAAGAAGGGACCGGGCTTATTTTAATGAAGTTTTAGAAATGCGAAGGATGGATGTTGAGCAAGTAGTGATGAGAACTAAAAAAGAAACTTGGATGGATTACAATCCTTCAGAAACATTTCACTGGGTTTATGATGATTATGTAGATGATGATGATAATTTTTTCCATAAATCAACTTACAAAGATAATCCTTTTTTAGAAGCAGAAGTTATTAGAAGAATTTTAAAATTGAAACAAAGAGATCCTAATATGTGGAGAATTTATGGGCTTGGAGAAAGGGGTGTTCCACAATCTACAATTTATACAAATTGGCATTATGCTTTGAATAGATTAGGACGTGCAATTTCTTTTGAAGAGTTTGAAGGTCGAAGGTTGTTTGGTATGGACTTTGGATTTAATGATCCTACAACGCTTGTGAGGGTAAAATATCATAAGAAAGGTGGGATATATGGAGAAGAATTATTGTACAAGTCAGGTTTAACAAGTGAGCAAATTATCCTGGAGTTAGATAAATTAAGAGAAGCAGGGAAGATAACTTATGATGATCCAATAGTTGCTGATGCTGCAAGGCCTGAAATCATTGAAGATATTAAACGTGCAGGGTATAATATTAGAAAAGCCAAGAAAGAAAAAGGATCTGTATTGAGGGGAATTAATTTTATCAAAATGCACATGTTATTTATTCCAAAAGAATCTGTAAATATGACAAAAGAAATTAGAGCTTACAAATGGCGAACAGATAGAAATGAAAAAGTCTTAGACACACCTGTTGATTTAAATGATCACTTAATGGATGCACTAAGATATGCTGTTGAAAGATTATCCAGGAATATAAAAAAGATTGGGGCTGGAAAGATTTAATTAAAT